GAAAGGTTTTCAGGCTGCCTGTGGGTTAAAAGTTGGTGGCAAAGTTGCCGCCGCGGCGGCGGCTGACGGCGCTGTAACTGCTGCCGTTGCCGGGCTTGGCTTCGGCGGGTGCGGGGTCGGGCGGTGGCTCGGTTTTGGGCTCGGCAAACAGCTCGGCCTGCAGCAGGGCGTTTTCCAAAAGCGCCCATTTGGCGGCGCTCATGGTGTGGGTGCCGAGGCTGCGGGCGGCGTGCAGGGCATAGACTTCGCAGTCGAGCGCTTCGTTGCGCACGCCTACCTTTTTCTGCCACACTTTTTTGTGCTTGTTGAGCCGGCTGGGTACTTTTATCTCGCTCAACAGCTGGCCGCAGTAGTCGGCGCGCACGCCGCGGTAAAAGTGCATGCGCCCGGGGCCGCTGCCGGTGAGATTGATGCGGGCGTGCTCGTCGATCAGCAGGTCTTTGGCTTTTCCGACCCCGACGCTGTACACCTGCACGCCGTATTTGTCGGCTTTGGTGTTGCGGTGTTTGAGGTCGATGGGGCGCGGCTTGCTGAAAATCTCTTTGTCGGGGTTGGAGCTGCCTTTGACTGCGAGCACGGCGACGCGCTTATTGCGGACGCTGCGGACAAAGTGATAGACGGCGTCGGAGGTGGTGCCGTCGGAGCTGTCGATGCTGACGGCGGCAATTTTCATGGCGGCGCCGGTTTCGGAGCGGTAGGCAGCCTGAAAAACCATCTCGGCCAGCTTTTTCCAGACGTCGGAGGCGCGGTCGATGGTGTTGCCGTGGATTTCGCCCCACCAGACGAGCCAGCTTTCTTCGCCGCGGCCCCAGGCGCGGATGATGACGGCGAGCCGGTCGTGCTGGACGTCGACGCCCATTGTAAGCAGCAGGCCGCCGCGCGGGACGGTGTTTTCGGCGTAGTCTTCGGCGCGTTCGGACAGCTCGTCTTCCTGCACGCCCTCGCTTACCATCTCAAAGGGGATTCCCATTGAGGAGTTGACAAAGGCGATCATGGCGGCGATTTCGCCGTTTTCGGCTTCGTGGCGGGCGGTCAGCCATTTTTTCATCAGCTCGGCGAATACGGAGCCGGGAAAGGGGCTGTACAGCTCGTTGAGGTAAAAGCCGGCGGTGCCGTGGAAAGGGGCGGTGGCCTGCCACCAGCCTTTTTTGACATTGCGGTTTTTCTGCATGTCGTTCCACACGCTGCCGCAGTGGGGGCAGGCGTAGTAGGCGGTTTCGGGCAGTTCTTTGCCAAATATGGGGTGGTTGCCGTGCGGGTCGCGGTCGCAGCGCAGGTTGTCGAAACTCAAGACGTGGGCTTCGCCGCAGTCGTGGCAGGGCACCATGCCGACGCGCTTGTCGCTTAATTCCATCTCGGCGGCAATGGTGGAGACGCCGGCAATGGTGGGGGTGCCGCCTAAAACGATTTTGGGGCGGCGGTAGGTTTTGGTGCGCTCTTTGGCGAGCTTGATGCTGTCGCCTTGCCCGCGCAGGTTTAGGTTGCAGTCGTCGGGCTCTTCGACGCAGACAATCGGCACGGGGCTGGATTTGACGCTGGCGGGGCTGTTGGAGCCGACGAGCTTTAAAAAGCCGCCGGGGAATTTCTTAAACAGCTGCCGCTGGCCGGCGACGCGGGCGCGGGTGTCGATTTTGCCCTGCAGGGCGGGGGTGGCTTCGACCATCGGGGTGAATTTCTCGTCCATGTACTCCTTGGCGGCGCCTTCTTTTGGAAACAGCACAAGGATGGGCGCGGGGGCGGTGTCGATGGTTTTGCCGAGAAAGTTGCCGAGCACACCGCTTGTCCAGGCGACCTGCGCGGATTTTTGGCAGCAGATGACTTGGACATTGGGATCGTCGAGTGCGTCCAGCGGGCTGTTGTCCCACTCGAGATAGGGGGTTACGGCCAGGGCGTATTTGCCGGGGCGGGCGGCTTCGATGCTGGAGAGGTAGCGGTATTTGTTCGCCCAGTCGCGGGTGCGGACTTTTTCGGGCGGCGCCCATTTGGCAACGGCCTGCCGCATGACGCGGCGGGCGGTGTCAGCCATCTGCTGCTGCATCGCTTGGTAACTGGTCTGCATCTTGGTCGTCCTCTGCGCCGTAGTTGGCGAGCTTTTCAAGCGCGCGGTTGATGTGGGCGGCAATGGTGTCGGGGTCGATGTCGGCGCCGGTAATGGCGGCAAGCTCGGTGGCTAGGGCGTCGGGCAAAGTCAGAAATTCGGTGCGCGCGGCTAGGATGTGGTCGCCCCACATGCGTTCGAATAAGGCGGCAGGGGCAAGCTCGCCAGTGCGCTCTTTGATGTCTAGTTCGATGGCGTCGGCTTTGAGCCGGTCGAGCCGGTCGCGCGGCTTCTCTTTGTGCAGGCGCTCTATCTCGCGCTGCACTAACCAGCCAATCACGGCGCGGGTGTCGTATTCGTTGGCCTGCCCGCGATTCTCGGCATAGCCTGCAACAGGCATGCCCTCTTTCTGCCAGTCGGTCAGGCTCCTTTCGCTTATGCCTAAAATCTCGGACAGTTGGCGTTTGTTTACCAGCATGGTCTGTCCTCAAACTGTTAAAACTGCAAACAAAAAGGCTGCCGGCAAAGGCAGCCTGAAAGGGAGTAAGGAAGCTAAGGAACGCTCCCGCTTCACACAAAACGGGGTTCGAATTTCCCGCGTTTCGATCGGGTGGCGGAGTACCTTTTCGCTTCGCTCCGTTTGTTTGGGCGGACTGGGCTAGCGGGCCGACCGCAGGGCTTGGGCGAGCGCCCGGCCGAACTCCTGGCTCAGGTTGTCGTCGACCACCCGCTGCGCCACGCCATAGTAGTCCGCCAACGGACGGTAGGACGGCGGCCGCACGAACTTCAGCACGCACTTCCAATTCTTGCCGCCTGCCATGCGCTGGTAGATGCCCGGGGCGCGGTGCCCCTGCCGTTCGCGGATGGCGACATAAACAAAGCCGCGCTGGCCGGCACGTCCGCGTCTGCCCTGCGTACCGCGAGCCAGCGATTCCCTGCGGCGGTCGGACATATTCGCCCGATAGCCCCTTTCCGGAAACGCCCGGAAGTAAGACAGAATCTGCACGATCTGCCCGCGGCTCATATTGCCGTAAGCGTCCTTTTTGGCAGACTTGCCCGGCACCGCAAAGCATCCGGCCGGCATCACCCGCGCCGCGATCAGCGCCTTTTCAAAGCGTTTCAGGTTACGGCTGCCGCCGTCGATTTCCGGCAGCAGGTATTTTTCCGCCGGCGTCCCCTTACCTGCAAAGTATTTCAGCCACACTTGCGCCGAGGGCTTCGACTTATCCGGCCGCTTCGGGTTGATTTCCAAGCTGTTGAGCGTGTAAGGCGTCGGACGGTCGAACTTCTGCCGCATCTCTTCTTTTTCCGCCTTGATGATTTTCTTGGCCACGCGGAAAGTCGAGAGCGCCGAAGCAAACGGAATCTGCTCACGCTGCAGCAGCGTCAGCCGGCGGATAGTCCGCTCCACATCCACCCGCACCGTAATATCCATAATCCGCCCGCAAAACGAAAGGGCAGCCCGAAAAGGCCGCCCCTTGAGTTTGATGATTAACTGTTTTGGAGTTACGCCGCCGCCGTGCAGACGCACGAAAAAACAGCGTGCCATAATTGCACCACAGAGTAGGACATCGCGTCAAGACATTTTTTTCAGCAGCCACACCACTTCAGGGTGCGACGCCATGCGGAAACGCGCCCGTGTCAGCGTTTTGCGGTAGCAGTCCAGCGACTTGCCAAGATACGCCGCCTTGTCCGCCTGCAGGCCGACCGAGCGGTATTCCGCCCACACCACCCGCCGCATCTGTTCCGGCATCGCACACAAGAGCCGGTCGATTAAAGACGCCGCCGCATCACCATCCACCCCGTAAGGCAGTTGCGACGCCGCATCCGCAGCCGGCATCAGCGTCTCCCCCGCCATCAGGCGGTTAAAACGGCTGCCCCCGTATCCGAGGCCGCCGTCATCCCTGCGGGCAGACCAGTCTGCCCAAAACTCGATCAAATTGTCGATAGTCATCAAATCCCATACCAAACCGCCGTACAGAATCCCTGATAGCCCCGTCATGCGGGGCTTTAATTGTGTTTGGATTATACAATAATCAAACACTTACCGCAAAATAAACTACCTTTTCAGGCAGCCTGAAAGCTACTGCCGCCACAAAACATCACAAACTTCACAAATGTGAACTTCCCAAACCGCCCCGAAACCCTTTATCCATGCCGCTTTGTGAAGTTTGTGAATGGTGTGAAGTATAAAAATACGCGCATGGATTGCATAAACCTGCCGGATAATCGGAAATGGGATGCGCGGGCAAAACAAAGCGCGTGTACTTGCGTACACGCGCGGGAGAAAAACAGTTCACATCGTTCACAAACTTCACAAAGCCGCTTCAATACTGGCTTTCAGGCTGCCTGAAAAACATCACATTTGTGAACTTGTGAAGAAAAAATCACATATTGTCGCGCCCAACCAGTTCGTTTACCGCATCGCGAAAATCAATCACCTGCGAGCCGGTAAAGTCCATTTCCGCCATACCGTCCGGCGCACGGACATCCGGCCGGCGGAAAATCGGATTTTGATAAGTCTTGTCCGGATTGGGACTGTGCGGCAAACGCCACCAGCGCACCGCCCGCGGCATCTTGGTCGAGATATGCTGCAGAAATTTAGGTTTGCTGTACTCGCGCTCGTTATTCTGCCGGCACCACCACTTATACAGCCGCCACACATCACCCGTAATCGCCGAGCAGTAAGGCACGCCTTCGATTTCACCGCCCGACCACTCTTTAAAAAAGGTCTGCCAGCTAAAGAGCCCGTAGCTTACCACATTGCGCTTGGCGTCGGTAAGCGGCGGCTGCGTATGCGGATCGAAAGGCACGGGAAAGTCCGTCTCCGCAATTACCGCCTGCTGGGTTTTGTCTTCCGACTGCACATAATAATAGTCCAGCTGCAGCGGCAGGCAGCGCAACAGCGCAAAAAACTGCGCGATACCGCCGTTGCCGATTTCTTCCTGCACGCGGTTTTTCAAATCTTCGCCCAGCTTGGCGCGCGGCCACACCACAAAATAGCGCCGGTCGTTCTCTTCTATTTTAAACGGCTGCGCTTCGTTGCTCAAAAATACGCAGTTTATATGGTTGGCTTCTTCGTAGCTGTCCACAAATTTCCGCTCGACCCGCTGCGTCTTGCCGGTAATCATATGCTTCATCGCGCCGGTTTGGTCGTATTTCTGCTTATTGTTAAAAATTTCTTCAAACAAAATAAACAGTTTCCCCGAGCGGTTACCGGTGTATTTGCTCTCAAGGTCGGACTGCCCCAAAGTGGCGGCATAGTCCCCGTACATCGGCTTGATAATCTGCTCGAACAGCAGCGACTTGCCCGCGCCGTGCACATCGCCGTGCATCACCACCGCCGACGCCATCTTGGCGCCCGGATGCTGCAGCGGATAAGCCAGCCAGCAGTAAAGGTACTGCATCACCAGCGCATCGCCGTTGCACAAATGCGCAATCAGCTCCTGTATCGCTGCGCAGCCCGGAAAAGCCGCCATCACATCCAGCCAGCCCGCACCCTGCGGCAAAGCCGGCAGCAGCTCGGGTAGCTGTTTTTCCAGCGGCAGGCCGCGGTAGATATTGATGTAGTGATCCGGCATCTGCACACCCGGCTCAAACACCACATGGTCAAAGCGCTTGATTTGGCGCGCAGGGCTGTCCACCCACACCTTAAACGCGCTGCCCATCGCCAGCTTGGCCGCGCCCTGGTCGATCATCCGCCATAAGGTATTGTCCCAAATCGAGCTGGATCCGTCCAAATACACATAACGCTCCATCATGCCTTTAACATCATCATCGGCCTGCTGCTGCGTCAGCGCAAAATGGCGTTTGCGCTCGTTGATTTGGTACTGTGTCCAAACATCCGCCTTGCCCCAGTTAAACCAGCTCTCCACCGACGCCTTGTCAAAATGGGCGACCAGCGCGCGGCGGCTGTATTCCGTGCCGGTCTCTTTTTCCACCGCCCGCTCCTTACCGGCCACCAGCGCAAATTCCGCTTTCAGCCGCGTCAAGTTGGCCGCCGTGCGGCTCTCCCCCGCCGCCCCGTCATCGGCTGCGTCCCTTGTGCCATCGTTTTGCGTGGGCGCGGGAGTGCCTTTAAACGGCACGGCATCCGCAAGCGCCTGCGCCACATCCACCAGCTCCCCGCCGTCGGCCAGCGCGTCGGCAATATCGTAGCCGTCCGGCCACGTTCCCGGCTGCGGAATCTGCACCATCGACACCGCACAATCCTGCGCCGTCAAAATCTCCGCAACCTTAAGCATCGCCGCCATACCCGGCTGCTTTTCTGCCAGCAGCAGCGGCTTGTTTAAGGCAGCCTGAAATTCCGCCCGTGCCGTATCGTCTGCCAGTTCGCGCAGCTCCTTGCTTTGCTCGCGTGTCAGCGGCTCGCGCTGGCTGTCCGCATCCGGCCACAGCAGCACACGACGCCCCGCCAGCGGCGACCAGTCGGCCTTATCCACCGCCTTGCAGCCGCCCGACCAGCACAGCACCCGCAAATCCATACCCAAGCCGTCCGCCCATTCCTGCGCGGCATCGCGGCATTTTTCGCCTTCGACCACCAGCACATCGCCATCCGCCGCCAAGCCTTGCAGCCCGTACAGCGGCCGCGGCTCGGGAAAGGCGCGCCATTTCCACTGCAGCGTCCCGGTTTCGCGATTGCGCCACAAAGTATGCGGGATGTCTTCTTTGCCGCCGTCGGAAGTAGCAAAGCGCATCACCGCGCCCATCAGGCGGCCGTCGGTGTCCAAATAGCGCGCCACCCGCTGCGGCCGTCCGCGTTTGATGTGCGCGATGTGCATCGGCATCGCATCATCCGGCACCCGCCGCACCCATTCCCAGCCGTCGTCTTCAGGCTGCTTTTTCGGCTTCGCCGCTGCGGCATTGCGCGCATACTGCGGCACCGTCAAATCCATGCGCAAAATCGATGCCACCGCACGCAGCGCATCGCCCTGCGAGCAGCCGAACAGGTAGGCATACAGGCTGATCAAGTCCCCGCCGGTGTCGTCGGTGGCAAAATCGCCCCAGGCGCCGGTGTTGAGATTGACCGAGAACGAGCCGGACTTTTTGTCCGCGCGCGTCGGATTGCGCGCCGCATACTCGTGTCCGTTGCGCTTGCCGTCCGGCAGCCACTGCGAAAGCAGGCTGTCCGCCGCATTCAGCGCGGCCGATTTGACGGTTTCAAAATCCAGTCTGTCCATAAAATCACCAAAATTTAGGCAAAAAGATGGCCTGCCCCCCTAAGCAAGGCCGGGCAGGCGCGGCGGAAAATCCGCAAATTCCGCTACGGCATCGCGGAAACAGGGGAAAACTTTAAGCGGTGGCTAATTCGGGCCAGATTTCCGCAAAATCATTCGGGCGCAAATCGCGGCGGGTTACTTGTCCGCCGGTTATTTTTTCGATTTGGGCGCAGTAGGTAATCGGCACGGGACGTCTGCCGGTAGCCATATGGCTTACAAAACCGACCGAAACGCCCAGCGCATCGGCAAATTTTTGCTGGCTGCCGTAATGCGCGGAAAAATACTCTTTGAGTGTCATCGGCTGTCTCTTTATCAAAAGTAGCATGATTATATCAAAGATAAACGACAAAGCAATACCCTTGGTAAAATACTTTTGATATAAATTTAGAACACAACAAACACGGAGCAATAGACATGAACGAAACCCGCAAACAGCGCGTCCGCCAATTAATCGACGAAAGATTCGGCGGCAGGCAGGTTGATTTCGCGCGCGCAGTCGGCAAAAAGCAGGCACAAGTAACCCATTGGCTCACTGACCAGCGGCCAATCGGCAACGGCATCGCATCCGACATCGAAACCGCACTAAACCTGCCGCGCGGCTGGTTGGACGGCAAAGACGGAAGCGCCGATACCAACAACAACCAAATCGCTGCAGCACCCGCGCACTCGCCAGACACCGTGCGCATCGACCATATCGATATCGCTGGGCAATGCGGCCCGGGCGCAATGCCCGAAGACTACCCAGAAGTCATCCGCAGCATTGAATTTCCGTTAGAAACCATCCGCCGGCTGTTTGGCGGCAGTAATATGAGCGGCCTGAGAGTAGTCGGCACACTTGGCGACAGTATGGAGCCGACCATCCCCGAGCGCTCGGCTGGACTGATCGATACCCGCGTCAAAAATTTTGCCGGCGACGGCATTTATTTCTTTTTTTATAACGGCTATCTCTACACCAAACGCCTGCAAATCACTCCGCAAGGTTTGAAAGCATTGTCGGACAATAACCGGTACGAGCCTTTCTTTATTGATGACAGCGATACCGGCACATTCCGCATCATCGGCAAATACTACGGTGTAATATCCGTGCATCTTTTCTGACACAGCCTGCCAAAAAATCCCCGCAGCCATCTTGGGCGCGGGGATTTTTTTCGTCTTTTCGATATAAAAAATTACCTTCCTAAATAACAAGATAAATAAATGGTAAAAAATAGTTTATCTTTGGTATTGCTTCATTAGTTTACCTTTGGTATATTTCAGCCATCGCAACCAAACAAAACAGGCTGCCCCAAGGCAGCCTGAAGGAGAAAACAAATGACTGAAACCGAAAAACACATTATCGGCATCGCCAAAAAAAGCCACGCCGAAGCACTGGCCGCCGCGCAAAACAGCCACGACGCCTTTAGCGGCTTTCGCGCCGAGCAGCACGGCTGGAAGCTGGTAGGCATCTATACCGTGCTCTATACCCAAAACCAAACCGAAGCCGCCCGCCAAGTGCGTGAGCTGATCGACGATTTGCATAACCGTCTTAATGCCGGAGGAATCCATGCGCTCGACATCCATTAAAACCCTTGCAGCCGCCCTGCTGCTGGCTGCCTGCAGCCATTCCGAGCCGCAGCCCGACACCGATTTCAGGCAGCCTGAAACCGTCCCAAGTGCCGTCGTACTCGAATGCGGCAGCCTGCCCCAAGTCGATCCCAACCGCCAGCCCGAACTGTGGGCGGCCGTCCACGAAAAAGCGCAGGAGTGCGCCTTTGAAGAATACGTCCGCCGCCAAGAGGCGGTATGGGCGGCAGACCCCACCGCCGGCGTGGTGTTGGAACCCGAGGAGTAAAGCGCATGAACCACTGGCTAATCCTGCTCGGACACCAACCGGCACCCATCAGCAGCCGCGGCCGCAAAGTCCGCCCGTTGGACGAAGTGCAAAAGTCCCGGACAAACGGCCGGCCGCCGCATCCGGCGCGCCTGATTCACCCCGACGGCAGCATCCAGGAATTTACCAGTATGGCAGAGCTGGCACGCTGCAGCGGCATATCCCACGTCACCGCCGGCTACGTGGCATTGGACGGTCTGCCGGATGAGCAGGGCAGGCGCATCGAGTGGGTAGGCGAGCCGCCCGAAAGCAAGCGCATCAACCGCCCGGTCAAAGTGATGTACCCCAACGGCAGCATCCAAACCTATGCCAACGCCGTTGCCGCATCCAAAGCAACCGGCATGCGCCTGGCCACCATCTACAACAAACTCAGCCAAGGCAGCCCCGACGCCAAAGGCCGCCGCTACCGGTATGCAGACTGAAAGACCGCCATGCCCGAAAAACACTACTACATCCGCCGCCTGGACAAAGGCTGGGAAGTCGGCGAAATGAGCACCGCCAAAATCGACTTCAGCGGCCACACCCAATCGCGCGAGCGCAAACCCCTGCGCCAATTTAACAGCCTGTCCCAAGCAGACAGCCACTATCGAAAACTTATAGGAGAGCTTAAATGACCCAACAATTTAAATTTGGCGACCGCGTGCTATGGGGAGACAACCCGCAGCCCTTTGTCTATATAGAACTCAGCGACATTGACCCCAAGTTTGCTTGGATTCGCTCTTCTGGCGATCTCCCTTATTTCGTAGTCCTTGGCGAGCTCAAACCCATCCCCCACCCCGACACCGTGCGGCTGGACTGGCTAGCCGACCGCGACAACCACATCGGCAACGTCCAACTGCCCGCCGAGTGCGTAGCGTGCAACCTGCACAGCCTGCGCGATGCAATCGATATGGCTATGCAGATGCAGACGGAGTAAGCCCAAATGCGCTACGCCAGCCTGTGCAGCGGCATCGAAGCCGCATCGCTCGCTTGGGAGCCGCTCGGATGGACACCCGCATGGTTCGCCGAAATCGAGCCATTTCCATGCGCCGTGCTGGCACACCGCTGGCCGCATGTCCCCAACCACGGCGACATGACAAAGCTCGTCGGCCGCATTCTCACCGGCGAAATCGAAGCCCCCGATATTCTGGTCGGCGGCACCCCGTGCCAAGCCTTCAGCGTTGCCGGACTGCGCGGCAGCCTGAAAGACGAACGCGGCAACCTGACCCTTGTAATGATTAGGATTTTAGATGCAATTGACTTTA